TATCTCTTACATTTTCATTTGTAGATTTAATTTGAAGAACATCACCATATTCATTCTTAGTTGTGGATTCGTCTGCGTATATATCAAGTGCTGAACCAATGATTGGGTCTGAATCCATAGCATCGTAATCTCTAAAAAGTTCTCTACGAACTTGATGATATGCCATTGATTGGGCTCCTTGATTATTTTCATAATAAGACCTTTGTAACTTAGTATATCTATCTTTAAGATTTACAAAGTTTGTGCTTGATTGACGTTCTTCAGTATCGACAACTTTACGCTTACCATCTTTATCAACGGTTACAATTGCGTTTGTTGAAAATAATTTCTTTAACCTACCAAAGAAACTTCTATCATCTAATTCTTGTTCTGCCATAATTTATTTTACCATTTTCTACAAGACCAATATCTTGCTTTTGTTCTAGGACCTGGATTATCACAATTGTGTCTTGCTCTAAAGTTTGCTCTCTTTCCTGGGTTATTTTTTTTAATGTTCATCCCCTTTTGTCCAAAGTTTACTTTAATTATCTTTCCTGTTTTTGGGTTTTTAACATAAACTTTAAACTTCTTAACATCACCTTGTGTTGGTTTACCTAACTTAACATCTCTACCCTGATATTCGGCTTCATATACACAATTACAATTTGCTTCTTCCAATTGTGTTGAATACCCCTTTAAGAAGTTTATGAAATCATCCATATCTTCTTGCTCAACATCCAATTCATCATAATCATCAATTGGATTATCATGTGGAGTATCACCCAAAGAATATGCATTATCTACATATTCATCTTCATTTAAGATATTTGTAAGTTTAATCATTTTATTTTATTTTGACATATATCATAAATATCGTAAATTATCAAAACACTACATTTTTTACAACCATTGTGTTAAGTCTTCAATATCATCTCCAATTTTCATTTTCCAAGGGTTATCATCCATATTGCTTCCTCCATATACTCCTTCATATTGTTGATTGGAACTTATACCACCTAAAGTTCTTTTAGTAAGGTCTATTCCTTCCTGTCTTAAACGAAGTGCAGTATCTCTAACCCACAACCCAATACATAGTGCCATTGTTAAGTCATCATTATAACTTTTCATAGCTTCAGCTCTACCATTTATAAATATAAAAGTAAATAACTCATCTATTAAACGATTGGAACGAATGGTTACTGATTTCTCTCTAAAATATTCATCCAATTTAGAAATAATAAGTGGACGGGTTTTAGATGTTGTTGAAAATCCCGCTACCATTTGTTTTTCATCTGCTCGGTATTTGTTTTTCATCTGATGTTCAACATCTACATATTTTAAATCCTTACTCATATAGAATAAGTTTTTATAATCTCTATCTATACATTGTTGGATACACGCCCAACCAATGTTTGAGTTCTCTACCACAAGTAATGCATCATTATATTCGGTTGAAAGATTAACTAAGAAATTTCCAAAATCTTTTGTATCAACTTTACCTCTATATTCTGCCACTTGCGTTGCATTAGTTACATCTATTACATGACACGCAGAATAGTCACTACCATCACCTCTGGCAACGTCCGCTACAACCATATACGAACCATTTGCCGATGGATATTCCCATCTCCAAAGGTTTCCATCGAATCCAGTCTTTTCAATTGGGTCTTTACAATATGTTTCTTTATAAAACATAAGAAGTTCAGGATCAATAACAGTATCACCCGAAGATACGAAATCACAATCACATTCTTGTGCTGCTTTTTTTACTCCTAATAATTTCTCTTGCTCATCTCTCCATTTTTGGTCTCTTTCAGGATGAACTGTCCAATGTAATTTAATTGTACTAAATGGATTTGTACCATCTTCTGCTCCTATCCAAGTTTTATGAAACCAGTTACCCACACCATTTGGAGTAGATAACGCAACACACGCACCACCCGTTGAAAGAGTAGATTGTGCTGCCACCCAAATCTCATCAATATCATCAATGAAAGCGGCCTCATCAAATATTAGAAGTGATAATGCTTCAGAACGTCCCGCATCAGGAGAAGATGCAATTGCTTTAATTTGAGAACCATTATTTAAACGAAGGGAAAGTTTGTTATCTTCTAAAGAACCACCTTTTAACCAACTAGGTAATAATTCATGCATTACCCTTACTTTGGTTACTAAGTTTTTTGCTACATCTTGTTTTGTTGCAATAACCAATACGTTAAAATCACTATTAAATAACATTTTCCAAAGTGCAAAGCCGGCACAAAGAGTAGAAATACCAGTTTGTCTGGATTTTAACACTATATTAAAACGATTAGCAGCAAATTCAGTTAGTGTTTTTTCCTGAAATGGGAAAAGTTGAAAAGGTATCTTACCTCTTACCGGATGCTGAATCATACAATACTTTTTCATAAAGTGAATCGGGTCTACCGCGCACTTTTTGTATTCATCGGATATTATTTCCTTTAAGGACTTTTTTTGTGTTATGCCTGTGCTCATATTAATCGTTAAGAGGTCTTACTAAATCGTAATTTTTATCTTTTAATTTTTCGTAAGCAGCATTTCTTAATTTAGTAGCCTGTTCAATTTCACCTTCGAACTTAACAATTTCCAAAAGGATTTCTGCTTTAAGTTCTTCCACATCTCTTTCCATATTCCAAGTTTCAATCTTGCCATCTTCTTGAACTACTTCGTATGTTTGTTTAGCATCTTTGTATGCTTGTTTGAATTGAGCCACCACATCGTTACCATACGCAATCATATTAGAAAATATTTTATAATCTTCATATGCTTCCCACAAGCCATCATATTTTATTTCAGCTTCTCTTATAGTAAGACAGTGTAAACAATATCCAGTTTTAGATATCATCTTTTTATCAACTCTACCTACTTTGATTGTTTTACACTTATCCGATTTACAAGTATTTAACTTATCTAAGTAAGCTCTTGTTTCGGCCATTATATCACCTAATTCTGAAAATTCTATTCTACCACCTTCGGTTTGTTCCCAAGACCTACCATTTTCATCAGTCCATTTTTCACCAACTTTACGTTTTACAATTTCTTTATCTGCACCAGAAAATGAAATAAATGAATCCTTTTCATATTCAGCACCATGCATTACCATATCAACCAACTTTCTACGAGTTGGATGCATAAATTTTTTATTAAATTCTCTTGCCATATTACGTTTGATATATTTGTATATATAAGTATATCAAATTAAATAAAACGATTATCTTCCGTATTTAAAAATACCTAAAATTTGGTTTAATGGTGCAAATGCTCCGGTTAATTTATAGGTATTACCCCCATAAACAAAAACGATACCTTCGTTTGGAACAATTTTATCAAAACCACCCAATGTATTTAACCTTTGTAATTCAATTTTAAGTTTATCTATTTTTTGTGGATTTCCAGATGCTTTTATTTGTTTGATAGCGTTTCCCAATTCGTTTCTTAATTGTTTTGTTGCATCCGATGGGTTTGCTGTTAATACAGATTCCATAAATTCCAATACATCTGCACCAACTCCTAAAAAGATTTCTTCAAATTTCATAATATTATTTTTCATAATCTTTTGTTGGTCTTGCTTATCGGTTTTATCTGCCCAAGCTCTTATTTTATCATCTTGTATTTGATTTATACGCATTGATTTATCACCAAACGCCCATCTTTTAACTAATCCTATTTTTGAACCAATATCTAATTTCTTTGCACCTTTTTCAACAAAATCCGTCCACCACGCTTGATGATAATCCGCTACCCCATCACTATCCGATAAATTAAATTCTTTTTGAAGTCTATTAATCATCGATATATATTTTCCTTGTAATTTGGAAAGACTTTCTGATTTTGGCAATGACTGCATTGGAGGTCCTTGTATTGTGTATGTATCTTGCACATGCTTATTAACTTGTTTAATCATTCCGGCTAATATAGATGCTGTGGATTGATTTTCTCCAATAATTTCTCCTTCTTTGTTATATTCAAAAGTTCCGTGAAATACTAATAATGGTTGTCCGTATGGAATTACATTTGCATTTTGTGGATATATCACTTCTAAATTCATAAAACACGCACCATCTTTAAATATCTTTTTACGCTGTGGTTCTGATAATCCTGATATTGCTTTAGAAAGGTCATTCATAGCAAATGTATATGCATCAGTTAATGCACCCCTACCAGCAAATTGTTGCGCAACTTGTCCAATAGTCATTGCACCTTCACCTTTATTTTTTGTATGTGATTTATTTCTTGCAGCAACCAATCTTCCATTTACCCAACTAATTGCCAATGCTTGTCCATCAGTTTTTTCTCTTGCTAAATCTAAATCACCATTAAGAGCCTTTGTTACAATTTGTTTTAAATCGCCAAATGTAAGGTTCATTTCAATATCAAATGGATGGTTCATATGACCATACGCCCCACCTTCCAATAATAGTGATTCGTTTATTGATTCTTTTTTTAAACTTCTTTTCTGAAGAACTAATTGATTTATTTGTGAAAATATATCTGCAATATCTTTATCCAACTTTTTTTCATCTGCACTCATTGGAGATTCAATATCAACATTAGAATAAAGTTTTTTCTTTTTTGCAATTAATACATCTACCTTTTTTAATAAATCAGTTTTTACTTTATCCAAATCTTTTATGATTTCCGATGAAGTTGCTTCGTTTACATTTTCAAATGCAGATGGTGTTTTAATTTTTCTCCAACCTCCACCAGGTGTTCTAAATATTCTAGCTGGTATTGGTAAAGTAGAACCCATTGGTAACTGTCTTTCATATCCTTTATCAACATATATAATTTTAGTTATGAATTGATTTGTTTTATTATCAGAACCTACCAATTCAACTTCTACATTTACAGGCCTTCCACCCACCTTCATTTTACCAGCAAACAATTGTCCTTTTGTAAATGCTTCGTTATATGGTATTTCTATTTTAGAAAGTTTACTATAATAATTCGGGTCTTCGTAGAGATGGTCTAATGCAATTTCTTTTGCTATACTAATATCAGTAGTATGCTCTCTTTCTATTGCATATCCTTTTATAAATTCATTCTTTAATGTTTGCGGGCTTATATTATGATGCTTAGCTATATCATTTAATGTCATACCTTTTGCTAACCCACCAGGAATTCTATCAACCTGAACAGCTATCTCATCTATCTCCTCATATCCACTCATTCCTTTATTGTTAAGTTTCTTACTGTTCTTCTTAACATCATCACTATCAGGTGCTCCATTAATATATCCACCTGGTAAACTTAAACCTACACCAGCTCCACCACCTAATCCTATTTCATCCAATAGGTTATCAAAATCTGAAACTATTTCTTTAATATCTTCTTTTGAAATTATTGTATTCTTTTGATTATCAGGCAATTCCCAAAATCTTTTAGGTTTTTCCAATGGAGTATCTCTATTAGTTTCTTGCCAATCTTCAACGGTATGTGGGTCATCTGCAGGATTCAATGTACTTTGTGTTACATTCTTAAGTTTATAATAAGCTTTTCTAAATTGAGTTTCCGTATCTTTTGATTTTCCTCTACCTCTCATAGCGTCTGCTTTAGGAGTGTCCATTTGAGTGTATCCACCTTGCTTATACCAAGCTTCAGGCTTAGCTTTATTTAATATTCTAGGTTGTCCATCTGCTACAAATGATGTATCAGGTTCATCGGCTCCACTAAATCCACCATTAGATGCAGCTTCTTTTAATTCTTCTTTTTTAGGAATTCTAAATGTTACGGCTTTCTTACCATTAATTGTTGGCATTCCCCACTCATCTTCACCTATTGATTTAACAACTACTTTTTTGTTTTTAAATTTACCCATTAACAAAGTATCACCAACTTTTACGTTTAGTTTAATTTCTTCGTTAATACATTCTTTTAATCCTTTTAATTTAAGAGTAATTAATTTGAATATTTGAGAATCAAACTTTGGGTATGCTTTTGTAAAGTTTTTCTTTCTTTCTTCTTCACTACCAGCACTTAACCAATAACGAACATCAGTACCACTAATAGGATTAGGTTGAGCTGGTGAGGCGTACACATATCCTTTATCTAGATATCCTTGCTCTACTTTACCTTTATATGGAGTGAAGTATTTACCACTTAATCGGTTTTGGTCTTTCTCACCAACTACAACAATTAAGCCAGTTGTATCAGAATCATACTTATTTAGTATTTCTTCCGGTCTATATGGATTTTTGATATTAATAATTTTAGATGATGGAATTCCAAACATCTGCATCATTATTGCTTTCTTTTCCTTAAAATTAAATGGAGATTTTTTTGAATCGGTAACATTAGAAGTTCCGATATATACAC